ATAGATAATATTGTAGGCTACAATGCGGTGTCAATAAGCAATGTGAACTCAAACATGGCAGATCTGAAGGACAAGACAGTCATGATAGTGGGTGACGTTTTTGATGACGACATACCGTTTGTGGTTAGGAAACCGCTCCACATGACTACAGGATGGTTCAATGTCAGCCCTGCTCAGCTTGACTGGGGAGTCACAATCCTTCACAAATACCTCTCCTGGGTTACCTTCGAGATGGAGACGGTCGAGTCCCAGTTGTCTCTGAAGGGCATCTCACAAGGTGGAAGGCATGTGTATTCATCACTGATACTCATGGTGAACAGTTCCAAGTTCTCTCAGGCCGCTGAAATGCTGAGGTACATTTTTGTGAACAGCACGGGGATATCTGTGGGGTGCAAGTCACTGGTGGACAAAGTATTCAAGTGGTACAGCCCTAAGACTTGTGTTGAGAAACTCTTCATGGCAAGGATGCTCAAGCTCTCAAATCTTGTTGAAATAATGTCCATCAATGGGAAGAAGGGCTTGATGATTGGCAATCCCAAGCTTAAAAATGACACCTTTGTCTCTGATGGGCTCGTGAAGTCATCGAGTTGGATGATATCCTTCCCACACGAAAGACATTACATCCCAAGTGATCAGCACGCCTACAACAGCCTCTACATATGTAAGATGCTCAGCATTGTCAGGTACACTAAGAGCGTTGCTGAGTCTTTGGTTCTCATGAAAGAGTTTTCAAATAACAAAGAGTTCTTGGAGACCAGACTGTTAACACCACCTCACGAACTGAGATTTCTTGGTGACTGCAGTGGGAGTGAGGAGCTTTTAGAGTTGATAAGAACCAACTTCTTAAGGTCATCACAAGCTGCCGGAAAATACTCACCTTGCTGGGTCACTGTTGTGGCCTCAACCCTAATCTCCATGTCAGAGACCTTCGGGGAGGAGTGTCACCATTGGACATTCAGGGAAATTCAAGGCAAGTATGACATGGAAGACTCACTCTCCAAGATGACCACAAATGATATTGCAAATAGTAGAGGGTCGCTAGCAAATGTTTGTGTGAGCGGGATATTTCCCACCAGAGTTGTGAAAACTGGAACTAGTTCAGTGACCCAAAATCAAAACGACAAGTGCTACAACACATTGTTGACGGAAGTCAGAGACTTCTATGATGATAAGAAGCAAAGAAGGCTAGGCTTGGACGAATTGAGGAAACCTTATGAGGAGGAACCATATGAAAAGACAGAGGTGACGGAGAGCCAGCTTTCTAGTCTCTGCTTAAAACCTGACGTCATATTACCGATAATCCTGTCAAACATGGTCATG